CACCACAGTTTCTTGTGATTTTTCTTCCATAGATGGAACCGAGGGTGATGCGGTTGTTGCCGCAGAACGTATCTCCTTTTCAGGAGATTTGTTATCAATATTAATAGTATTAGGTTGTAAGGGTTCAGTCACGTTTTTCTCTTCTGAAGAAATTAACGATCTTCCGATCCCAACTGTGGGGTCAGCAGGAATAGGTGTTACCGATATTTCATGAACTAACCAATCATTTGCAGTAAAAGTTCCATCATCTTCCTCCATATTCTTTATCTGATAACCAAAGGAAATACCACGTAAAATTCCATCTTTAACGTCTTCTAAGACTTCAGAAGCAAATTTATTACGTGAAAAGCGAACTTTTGCATAAGCTCTCTTTTTATCTTTATCGATGTATGCTTTTTCGACTATTCCTATGTGGCGATCTGGATCATGATTCCAAAGAAGGGGTGCAGCACCAGAATTAAGACGACTAAAATCGACAGATCTGTCATCATGCTTTAACACTTCTTTACCAAAATACCTTTCTACTGGATATTCAGAACTAAAAGGAAATTCAAAAGTACGACCTTTTCCAACACTTCTAAAATCAGTTACCTCCGTTCTTTGATACTTTTCAGAAGGATCAAATCTCTTTTCTGACTCTTGAACTTCATTAAGTTCTTCCACTTGTTGAGTTTCCATAATTTCAGATGAACGAATGGGACTGATCTTGGTCAGCGACCTGAATCTATGACCAGCATATATATCAGTTTCCTTATTATCCCTATACACCCTTAATAAGGCAGCAGGATCATCTTTTGTTCCTACTAATTCAAAACTACTGCTAGGGACATCTAAACGACCATCTCTAACAATCTTCGTGATTTTACCCTTAACCCTAGTGCCAGAAGCATTCCACGAAGCAAAGTCTCCAACCTTTAATTCGTCTGCTTTTGCCTTTGTTTCAGTAGTCATTTAGAACGCCTCCTTTTGCGAACGGGTTTGGATTTTTCTTTTGGTTCTTCGATAGAAGATTCCATAGGTAATTCCAATTGTTGTTGAACTGGTTCTAGTTTAAGGTCTTTATCTAATGAAACACCTAAATTCTCTGCAACTTCTTTTTCTCTCGCTAATTCAGAAACAATATCGTCATAATCACCACCATTAGAAGCGGCAATAACTTGAGACTTTGTCATATAACCAGCTTGTTCTGCTTCCCTATATGCCTTTATTTCTTTTAAGGGATCTACGAAATGTTGTGCAGGTGGGGTCCATCTTGGATGACAATATCTTTCTGGACGAGAAGCATAATCAATAAATTCAAGATCACCAGACAAAGAAGCTAGAGAAAGCCATTCTTTAAAAATCCGATAATGAAAATTATCAATCAAATACTTCTGAACAACTCTCCAATGTTCTCTATCTTCCAACAAACTCAATCTTGAACTTGAATAGTTTGTCTCACTAAAATCCCTACTTACTGTTTCAAAAGAACATCCAAAGCCACTTGCAAATCGACGAACCTTATTTTTAACAAACATCTCATACTGCTGACTTGGATAATCAATATCTGGAACCGTTATATTCTCGTCCGGCTGAAGGTAGCGAAAGGTACCAGGCTCAAAATTTTGTACTCTTTGATTTGCTTCAACATCATCACCAACTAATTCTCCAGAATTATTCGTAATGAACCCCATGATGCTTGCGCCAGCCCTGGCCCGAATAACAGCAGCTTCTTCGTAGCCCTGCAATTGGTGCATGTCTGCCATAACACTATGGAACCAAGGCACACCCCTGTTCTGACCTGGCCTTTCAGGTAAAAATAAATGGATGACATCATCAGCAGGAAGAAAGACATGTTTTCTACCATCTGTAACTGAAGAGATATAAATCGAATCACCTGGATGCTTAGTCAAAATTGCATATCTAACGGCTCTCCCCCATTCGTTTACTTCCACACCATTACGCCATTCATTACTCTTGTTCAACGTCTTACCGTCATATTCTTCATCCAAAAGATCACTTTCAATCATCTGCAATGCCAATGGCACAACAGATTTACCTAAAGGTTTTCTAATAATTCTAAAGATTGCCTCACCCGACTCAGGTAATGCTCCAGCAGCTAACCATTCAAGTTGCTGGAAATTATATTTCCCAGCAGCATCACAATTTTCTGCCCTACACCAATCTTTCCATCTTTCCTCAATAATCGAATTAATCCTTCTATCTTTTCTATCCCCTCTTAATTGACGAACATCAGATTGAAACTTCATTCCAGTTCCAACTGTATTAATCTGTGTAGTTCTTTTCGCCTGTTTTGCGTATGGATTATTCCTAACGAGTTCTCGTGATCTATCTCTTAACTTTCTAAGACTTGCCTTGATTTCAGCATCAGCACTACTTTGACTACTCATCCAATCAGAAGTAAGCCTTGAAATTAAAGCCCCTTGGTAAGCTCTTGCTGGCCTTTTTGGCTTGACAATATCTGAGACAGCAGATTGACCAAACCCATCTCCAGAAGTCCAAAATCCTTTCCACGCATTAATAACTCCCATGATTAAGCTCCAAAACGAACGTGAACAGCTCTAGGATTCCCCAGATTATTAGCAATCTTTTCTGCTGCATCTTCTAAATTAACTCTTGCTAATAATTGACTTTCTAAAGCTCTTAACTCTGCTAAATCATATTTTTTAGCACTTCTTGTTCCGATTTTATACTCCTGAACTGCTCCTCCAGTACCAATTAATGTTCTAATTGCTGCCTGAACTGTTTCTAAATCTTTTTTCGTTTGTGATCGTCCATCATAAGCAGCAGGAGTAGATCCTGCGTAAGACAAGCCTTGTAAAACTTCAATTTGCCCTGTGGCTATTGTTTGTTTTTCAGCTCCAGACTTATGCGCTACTGCTTGAAAATACCAATCACCTATTGCAAAGTTTTCGGTAGTAGCAGAAGGGATACTAAATTCCCATCCGTCACCATAAGCGCTACTCGAAACTGTCGAATGAGTTAGCTCTGCGTTAGTAACAACAGATTGATTCTTATTCGTCCTCAGATAGTAAACAACAGTCCAATCAGGACTGCTAATAGGCTCTCCGAAAACATCAGTAGAAGAATTATCTCTCCACTGAATAAGATCTCCTGCCCTAATTTTTGAAGGAATAGTCACATTAATCACCAATTACCGACGAAACTACGCCGATTAGCAGACTTTTGACTCTCTGATCTTAGCGGAAGCTCCTGTTTAGGCTCTTTAGGATTACGGCGCTTTTCTAATTGATCCCACATTGTTCTTCTGTCATATTTTTGTTGAAATCGCTGAAAAGCAGCCCACGAGTACACCATTTCATCTAAAGCCTCATTTCTAGCATCACTTTTCTTAACCCAAACACGTTCTTGATAACCATGTTTATATCGTAAAACTTGTCTTTCTGCTGTTAATTCTTCAAAATAATCAGGGGTAATTGCTGGATAAAAATGAATATAACCATGACCTATCTCTGCATTTTTTAATTTATTATGTAATGTCGTTTTGATACCATCTACTCCTACAGGAAATAATTGAACACCTCTTTTTAATGCCTTACCTGAAAAATTTATATCTACTCGTGATGGTTTACCTATCGCTGGTTTACCTTTTTGACCTATACCCTTGATTCCAATTAAACCAAAATGTGAACGCTCTCTTACGTACTGGTAAGTTTCATGCGTGTAATGGCCTCCAGTGTCTATCGCTGCACTTTCAATTTTCATCTCTATCCCATCTTCATTTGTATATTTATCCATCAAAACCTCATCCATTTGCTTCCATAAGTCTGCTCTTGCAGGAGATCCATAAATTACCTTTCTATCAACAAGGAACATCTCTTCATTCCTGCCTATTCCGAAAATCGACATCGATAAACGATCATCTTGCACGTCACATCCCATACATAGAACCAACGCTTCTCTTGGAGGAACTCCCATTGAATAAGTAGCAGCAGAAGCACGTTCCATTAATGCATCAGCACCTACTTTCGAGGCATATTCGTCTTCCCATGTTTCTCCCAATGTTGTATTAATCCACGTCTTTAATTGCTCTGGATCATTTTTACTGTCTAAAAACTCTTCAACTAAATTTGCCCAAGAAGCATTTGGTGAATAGGAATAAGCAGCCCAAATATGAAAACCAACATGCTTACCATTGCCCGGATAAGTAGAACGCCATTCACCTCGTTCAACCATCCATCTTTTTTTAGAATGAGGAATTAAAGTTTCACATTTCTCACACGAATAAGCTGCTGTTTCAGGATCATTATCTTTCCAACGAATATTTGACCATTTCAAATACTGCATATGACCGCATTTTGGGCATGGGACGTAATATTTTTTTTGATCAGTCTGATTGAATAGCTTTTCAATTCTGCTGAAATCTTTGATCGTAGGTGTGCTACCAGCAACTATTTTTCTATTCCAGAAATACTCTGTTCTTTTAATACCAAGTTTAATTTGATCACCTTCAGTTCCAGCCGAAGGGGGGTAGCCATCACATTCGTCGAACAGGACTATACGTCTGGAAACTCTTCGGAAGCCTGTAGCCGAGTTTGCTCCAACCAAAGATAATGTCCCACCAGGGTATTGCTTCTGAAGTAACGTATTAGTTGAATCTTTTGATTTAGCATCACTAACTAAACCTTGTAAACAATTAGTGTCACGAAGCATTGGGGCAACTTCTTCTTTGCTATAACCAGTTGCATCCTGTATGGTTGGTTGTACGACCATTATGGAACAGGGGTCTTGGTGAATATGGTACGCAATAATATGATTTAAGATCTTAGAATAGCCAACCCTAGCTGACTTCATTACCGTAACTTGTTCAATATTAGGATTAGTAATTGCGTCCATTATGCCCTTCTGGTAGGGGAGTGTGCGCCATCTTCCACCTTCTGCCGAAGATTCTGCACTTAAATACGCATATTCATCTGCCCACTCACTAAGAGTTAATTTTCTTGGTGGCTTGAACGCTGCAAACGCTCTTTTTTCTAATTCGAGAATACTCATGCTGCTTGTGGCTCTGCTAACTCCTCTAGCGCTTCACGAATAATGTCATCTAAATGAGCCATCGCATTTGCATCTAAATCAGGAATCCTCTGTTTTGCCTTTGTTGGAACTCCTAAAAGCTTGGTGCGAGCTGTGGTAACGATATTTTCCCAAGAAGATTTCACTTCGTCATACTTAACCAAATCTTTTTCCTTTTCTTTTCGTTCCAATTCCAATAATTCAGCTTTTAAATGCTCTGTCCTTGCTTTGCTCTCTTCATATTCAGGAACTGATTCATAGGTCTTACTATTACGTACTTTTTTCTCCTTTTGATTTGTAGTACTACCCCTATTCATCCTTTCAAAACATCTGTTCTTCTTTAATTCCTCTCTCATAGTGTCGCTATTGATCAGGATATTGCCCTCTGCGTCTTCCATCGCCGTCAGTTTGCCTCTTTTGACTGACATGTAAATCGAGTGAACCGTGACTCCTAACTGCTCGGCAGCTTCTTTGCGGCTGATCAGTGGCATAGATGTAACAACTTTTGCTTTTGTTACATTAGCGCAATTTGTTACACATGCTATAATTCCGCATTTTGACTGGGTTCTAGGTCGGCGACTATGGACAGATGTAACACGTGTAACAACTTCCCCAGAATAGTGCCTAGAAAAATTTTGCGGTTTGATACCTTCCTCGCCTATACGCCTAAAAGGGACCCAGTACATTTGTACTACTCAAAAATGTCCCGATAGCTTTGTATAAAATGATACATGAATTTGTATCATTTTTACCTGGCTTATTGCGAGCGATTCTCAATAAAAATTCTCAAAAAAAAAGCGGGATTTTTTCCCGCTCATTTTTTTTAAATTATTTATTAAAAATTTTCATCTAATAAATAATTGTATGTTGCTCTTAAAGTTTCCATTTTTTCATTTTGATAATTTTCAACTTTTTCTAAATATGGAAAAAATCCAAATTGCAAAAATAAACAAATGGATAAATAAACGATTAAAAATTTCATAATAAAAAAAATTTTTTTGAGTGAAAAAAAAAGCGGGATTTTTTCCCGCTCATTTTTTTTTAAATTGCAAATTCAGAACGAAAGCAATTTTTAGGGTGAATTCTCGAATAATAAAATGCGAGGCGTTC